CATAAAGAAGCAATGGAAGCTTTGGAAAAAGTTGAATCCCTTGATAAGATTGGAGAGCCAGAATGAGTTTAATGGTGTTTGATGATTCCAAAATAGAAAAGATTAAAAATAAGAATCAGAAACAAAAACAAAAAGAAAATCAAACTATTACAGTAAATCCACCATCTGCGAATGAGGATGTTGTAGAAGCATCAAAGAATGCAAAGGGTGGAAGTGAGTTGATATATCAAAGAGTCAAGGAGAGGATGCCTGAGGACTTGTGGGGGCACTTCCAAGTGATTCTTTCTAGAGTTCGTGAGTTAGAAGATAAACCAAGAATCCTCTGGTTTCAAGACACATCAAGAGATCCAGAAGTACAGTTCTTAAAAGATCAAACAGAGCGAGACAAGTTTGAACGATTTGTATTTCCTTCTGATTGGTCATTAGAGAAATATCATCTTGATCTTGGAGTAGAATATGAAAAAAGTGTAGTTCTCAAGAATGCAATTGAACCCATTCCGATACACACAAAACCCAAAGACGGGCCAATAAGACTTGCATATATCTCTACACCACATCGTGGATTGGATGTATTGATTGGTGCATTTCGTGCAATGAAATTGGAAAATGTTGAATTAGACATATATTCAAGTTTTAAAATATACGGATGGGGATCAAGAGATGATGAATATAAACCATTGTATGATGCTTGTAAAGATACACCGAATGTTAATTATCATGGTACAGTTTCAAATGAAGAGATACGTGAGGCTCTTCAGAAAACACATATACTCGCATATCCAAACACTTATGCAGAAACCGCTTGTATTTCTGTGATTGAAGCAATGAGTGCAGGATGTGTCGTAGTATGTCCGAATCTTGCAGTACTACCAGAAACTTGTGCAAATTTTGCATGGATGTATGGATATGTTCAAGATAAAGTTGAACACGCAAGAAAGTTTGCGTATGTACTGAAAGATGCAATTGATAACTTTTGGGAAGCACCAGTTCAAGGTGGACTTGCTGTCCAGAAGCAATATTTTGATATGCACTATGACATTGAAACTACTGCGAAGCAATGGGAGATGATGTTATCAACTATAAAATCCAATTTGGAGAAAAAATCATAATGGCAAAGAAGAAAGTGACAGTTGAACGAAAACCAATGAAGGTTAAACGTACTCGTAAAATTACGGAAGAACAAAGAGAAGCTCTCCGTCAACGCATGATTGAAATGCGTAAAAAGAGGAAACCTGCCGAGTATAAAAATGTCAGCAAAACAGTCCTTGCACTTCCAGATGATGACATATATTCTTTCAAAAATGTGAAGGAATGGATCAAAGAATCTAAAGATCTTGTTGCTCAATTCAACAAACAATCTAGAGGCACAAGGAACACTCCACAAGAAAAACAGAAGGCCGCAAACCAAGCAGAAGCAAAGAAAGCATATATTCGTATGTGTGAACATTATATTAAAACTGGTGATTGGATTGCTTTGTTTTCTGGAAAACACGAAGAACACAAAGTTGTTCCAAGATGTGCGGCAATGGCATATTATCCAGATGGAACACCTAAAAGAACAGTTGGTATTTGGTATCCAGACATTAAAATGGTATGGACTAAAGGAATGGATGAGACAGAATATGTTACTCAGGAAAATAGAGAATATATAAACACAGAAACTATTGCAATGACAGATAAACAATTTACAGGAGATATGTAATGCCAGAAGTGAATGTAGTTGAAACTCTTGAAATGGTAGGTAAGGCCAAAACAAGAGAAGAGAAAAGACAAATTTTGTTGGATAGAGAGAATTTTACACTCAAAGCAGTATTGCAATTGAATTATCATCCAAATGTAAAATGGAAAATTCCATCGGGATCTCCACCATATACTCCCAACGATACAGTAGGAGATTCATCACTTCATTATGAAGTGAAGAAATTGAATTATTATATTGATCCAAGTCCACACGATCTTCCGATGTTGAGAAGGGAAGCAATGTTTGTTCAGTTATTAGAAAGACTTGACTCCAAAGATGCAAAACTTATTATTGCAATGAAGGACAAAAAGATAACATATAAGGGTCTTTCCTATAAATTGGTCAAAGATACATGGCCAGATCTTCTTCCAGATATTGAGGAAAAACCAACCAAGTCCAAAAAGGAAGTGGTTGTTGAAGGTTAAAAAGACATAAATATAACTACAATTTGGTTGAAATTAGTTTTTTATGTTTTTTGTTGATATGAATGATTAACCAAACAAAGGTACAAATATGGTTAGAGTAGGAAAATTTCTACTTGCTCTTTTATCTATATTACTCATTACCACACCAACGAATAGTAATGTCACTGGTACGAAAGAATACAATAGTGGTTACTACTTCAAACCAGTAAAACCTCTCAATTATATTAGATACTCAAACCAAGATATTGATTGTCTTGCGAAGAATATCTACTTTGAGGCTGGTGTGGAAAGTACAGCAGGGAAGCTGGCGGTGGCGAATGTCACACTCAATAGGACTGTTTCAGAAAAATATCCTAATAGTGTATGTGAAGTAGTGAAAGAGGGCAAACATCGGTATAATGCAAATAAGGATGAGTGGATTCCTTTAAGGGATATGTGTCAATTTTCGTGGTACTGCGATGGTCGGGGGGATGATCCAAATCCAGGCAGAACATGGGAAGATGCAAAGGATCTAGCAAGCCTCGTGATGCACAAATATCAAAAACGAATTTTGATTGACATCACAGATGGGGCAACACATTATCATGCAAATTGGATGGATCAATATCCAAGTTGGAGTTATGAACATAAGAAAGTCGCATCTATAGATAGACACATCTTTTATAAAGCAAATAAAAGAAGGTAAAAAAACTTGACAAATTCGTTTCTATACTGTATAATATACTCATAAACTAAAAAAAGGAGATTATATGATGAAACGAATATTAAGTACATTGGTATTTACATTAATTTTTGGTTCTGTAGCGATTGCAGGAAATGTAATTAAAACCGAATACATTACTGAAGAAGTTTGTAATGCGGCAAGTGGATGCTGGTTAGATCCATTGACTGGCGATTGTCCTGACTGTGTAGAAATCACAAGAAAGATTGTTACAGAAGTTAGGGAAGAAAAAGAAAAGAAGGTTGTAAAGAAAGTCTTCAAGAAAAACACATATGTAGAACCAGAAAGTTCTGATAAAAGAAAATGGACTTGTATTGTGGGGCCATGTGATGATATGATTGATGAGGACGGATATTTAATAGATTCGTGATTATACATATAATTAGAAGAAAGAAAGACTATGCCATATTATGATTATAAATGTAATTCGTGTGACCATGAATTTGAAAAAGAAATGAAGATTCGTGATAGAAAGTTACCCACCGAAGAACCCTGTCCAGAGTGTTCTGAACGTGAGGTGATTCAATCACTTGCTAAACCATATCATGGTGATCCGTGGCACTTTGCAGGAAAGAAGCCTGACGAAGGATTCCGAGATCGTTTGAGAGAAATTAAAAAACATCATAAACACAATACTATCAATGTTCGTTAATCTAAATTATTGATCAACAACGGAGAGGCCCAATAAGTCTCTCCGTTTTTTTTATGAAACAATTTAATTATGATCTTCTTGAAAATAAAAAAGATCTATTAGAACAAGACAATTCAAAACCGAATGGTAGAGTGTATCATTCTCCAAGTGGTACTTACCCTTCTATCACAAATGTCCTTTATGAAATCATTTCCAAGCCAGGAATTCAAGCATGGAGAGACAGGGTAGGAAAAGAAGAAGCAGATAAGATTACATCCAAGGCTGCAAGAAGGGGTACTAAAATACACACCTATATTGAGAAGTATCTTGAGGGGAATGAAAATTTTCTAGAAGAAGCACCAGCAGATCATAAGGAACTTGTTAAATATGCAATACCTCAAATAGATGAAAAGATAGATAACATACGTGGAATTGAATTGGGAATGTGGTCTGAAGGATTAAAGGTTGCAGGAACAACAGATTTGGTTGCAGATTATGAAGGAGAACTTGCAGTCATTGATTGGAAAACTGCAACTTATATCAAAAAGGAAGAATATATACTTTCATACATTTTACAAGGAACTGCGTATTGTAGGATGCTTTATGAGTTATATGGTATCATTCCGAAGAAGATTGTAATATGTTCGTTGATTCGTTTTGATGGTAAGAAGTATAACCCTCTGATGGATCAAGACATTCATGTTGATTGGAGAGTGTTTAATCCTCTAGATTACATACATAAACTAAAAGATGTTTGTGATGCATTTCACTTTAAAAATGGTGGATAACATAAATATTTTATAGAACACAAGAATTTGTTTGATGACCTGAGAGGGTATCTTGTAAGACATCGGTGCAATTCCGATCAGCTCCACCAAAGGAAGTTATGGAAAAAATAGCAATGTATCTTGCAATAATTACATTAATTTCATTGATGATTGTTTATGGAATTTTATATTTTGGATTTGACTTTCGTTGATGGGGCTGTAATAGAGTTCGATTATAAGTGATAGTATCAGAGAGAACAAATAGGGTGATGACCTACATCAAACCATAATCGCAAACAATGCAGATTATATATCCGCATCTTCTTATGCAATTGCTGCGTAATTAGATAGCCGAGTTCGGACATTTAGTCTTGGGGGGTCGCTTGGGAACAGAAGAATTCCCCCACCAACACACACAACACACACAAAGAAAGGACAATATGTCTAATCCATTTGAACTACGATTCAAACTTTTAGAGATGGCACAAAGTTATCTCCAAGAACAACAACAACGTAATCAAGACTTTATTTACAATGCATGGGATCTTGCAGTAAAACAAGGTAATGCGAATATGGAGTTGTTTAAAGAACTTCAGCCAGAATCTTATACCATTGAGGATATTAAGAAGAAGGCCTCTGAACTTTACGAGTTTGTAGAGAAGAAGTAAGTAACGAGTTTGGGGAGTTTTAACACTCCCCAAATTTAACGGAAAGAAAAATGGCATCAAAAAAAGACCGAATAGGTGATGGAAAAATTAATACTGAAGCCGAATTAATATATGATTCGGAAGAAAAATTATGGGAGCAAAATCCAATGGAAGCATTGAGGTATGAGAAAATTGAAACGAGAAAGAAATTAAACTGGTGGGCAAGATTCAGTTTAAGTCTAATTATCGTAGTTACTTTTTTGTTTTTAGTATGGCTACTGTTTTATGCAGAATTACCACAAGCAAGTCGAGATTTAGTGAATATCATGGTGGGTGCTTATGTGGCCGTTCTTGCTAAGTCAACCGATTATTGGTTCAAGGATAAGGATGATCCAGAACAAAAGGAAACTGAAAATGTGTCAAATGGAAATAATGACACGATTTAACTTGACAATTTTGTGTAATTTGATATAATGGAGTTATAATGAAAGAGTTACTTAATATGTACACAACTGAACAATACAATAAAGAAATTGAAAAGTTAGTGGAAACTACTAATATGAGTTATCTAGATGCGATGCTTTATCATGCAGATGAAAATAATCTTGAATCGGAAACAGTTGCAGGATTGATCAATACTAAAACTAAAACTAGATTAAGAGAAGAAGCAGAACAGTTGCATTTTATGCCCAAGACAGCAAAACTTCCAATATGATACCGAAAGTGGAGCCGTTTGAAGTATATCAAAAATATCTTTCACTGAAACAACATTTCGGTAAGAAGGATTATGATTATTTTAAATTCAATGGAAAAGTTCGTGCAAGTATTTCTTC